ATGAACTTACATGAACGACAATTAGAATTAGAGGCTAACGCAGTTGGCTTAGGGATTGATAGATATAGAAAGGGATTAGAAGCACAAGGGGAAGCTCAGAAGACACCGGGTATGAAGCTCATAAGGGAAGCTATAGTCCCACTGGCAGATGCTATTAAGGCATTCGCTGAAGAAGCTAACTCAGGTCGTCCGGGCAGAGATATAGGTAGGGCTAAGTTCTTGACTCAGTTTCCACCACAGACAGTAGCGTACCTCACTGCTAAGGTGTGTATCAATGCTGTGAGTGCAAAGGGGCAAGAGAAGCCTGTACAAGGTGCTGCAATGACGATAGCTACCATGCTTGAGGACACTCTTAACTTCGACTTGATTAAAGAGAAAGAACCTAAGGTTTACTCTCGGTTACTCAATAAGATTAAGAATGGTTCAGGCAATGGTCACTATCAGCACGTCATAATGCGTAATGCTCAGAACAAAGCTAAGATTGATACGATCAAGTGGGGACGTTCAGAGAAGCTAGCATTAGGACTACACCTCATACGTCTTTTGGAGCAGGTCACAGGGTACATCGTCCTGACTCGTGCTACAGAAGGGCGTAATGACACGCCTATATACATCCTGCCTACACCACACATTCAGGAATGGCTAGAGAAGTCCCACGCTAAGTGCGAGCTGCTCAATCCAGTCAACATGCCTATGGTTGTGCCTCCTAGAGAATGGCAGCAGCCATACAATGGTGGCTACATGACTCGTGCCTTAAGCTATCCTTTGGTACGTGCTAGGAATCGTAACTTTATTGAAGAGCTGAAGAACTGGGATATGCCTAAGGTCTACAAGGCTATCAACGCTTTGCAGAACACTGGATGGAGAATCAATAAGGCTGTTCACTCAGTGATGACTGAGGTATGGGCTAGTGGTGGTATGTTGGGTGGTCTCCCACCAAGGGATGACTTACCTCTTCCAGCTCAATCCTATACCGACCCTGAAGCTAACCCTGAGGCACACCGTGAGTGGAAACGTAAGGCCGCTGAAGTGTATAACGCTAATCAGCAGCTACGTGGTAAGCGTAGGGTCATGGGTCATAAGCTGCGAATCGCTGATGAGTTCTCCCAGTATGACGTTATGTACTTCCCTCATGTAATGGATTGGCGAGGCCGTGTGTACCCAGTAGCAGCGTATCTTAATCCTCAGTCAGATGATTCAGGTAAGGCACTACTACAGTTCTCTGAAGGTAAAGCCTTAGGTGACAACGGAGCATTCTGGTTAGCTGTTCATGGTGCTAACTGCGCTGGTGTTGATAAGGTGAGCTTTGAGGATAGGGTACAGTGGGTTGAAGAACACCACACCGAGATCATAGACAGTGCTTTATCACCTCTCGATGGTCAACGCTTTTGGGCTGAACAGGATAGTCCTTACCAATTCCTAGCGTTTTGCTTTGAGTGGTTAGGGTACTCACTTCAGGGTTCTAACTATGTATCTCATATCTCAGTGTCTTGGGATGGGTCATGCAATGGTCTTCAGAACTTCTCAGCCATGCTTAAGGATGAAGTAGGGGGTAAAGCTACCAACCTTATCCCTAGTGATACACCTTCAGACATATATGCTGAGGTTGCAAGGGCAGCTACGCTTATCGTTGAGGGCTTTGCCTTAAACAAAGTAGAAGAGGCCGTACACTGGCGCGGAAAGATTACTAGAGGTATTGCTAAACGCCCAACCATGACCTTACCTTATGGTGCAGGTCGATATGGATTTAGTGACCAGATTATTGCAGAGCTGGACAAACTAAACGAGGGCAAGTCAGAGCCGTACCTTCAAGGTGATGACTTCCGCAATGCTACCTTCCTAGCTGGTGTCATGGAGGATGCTATTGGTAACGTGGTAGTGAAGGCTAAGGAAGCTATGGATTGGCTGAAGGAAGTAGCCAAGATTGCAGCTAAGGGTGGCCTACCTATTCACTGGACTACACCTAGTGGATTCCTTGTCGCTCAAGACTATCGTAAGCAGATTGGGAATCGTGTTGACACTGTTATTTGCGGTGTCCGCACTAAGCTCATGCTACAGGTGGAGAGTGATGAGCTTGACTCCCGTAAGCAAGCACAAGGTATCGCTCCTAACTTCGTTCACTCATTAGATGCCTCTCACTTGGTACTAACGATTGATCGCTGTGTGGATGATGGTATCACCAGCCTAGCAATGATTCATGATTCGTATGGTACCCATGCTGCTGATGCAGAGCGCCTCTCAGTTAACTTAAGGGAGGCATTCATAGACCAATACTCCGGTGATGTATTAGCTGGATTCATTGAGAACCTCAGGACACAACTACCACCCGAACTTATGGATGAGCTACCTAAACCGCCGACCTCCGGCACTCTGGACTTAGAAGGCGTAAGAGACAGTAAGTATTTCTTTGCCTAAATGTATTCCCTAAGTAATTAAATTCCCTTGAATAACAAGGACTTTTCAGCAGGAGGGGGATAAACCCCCACTGTTGGAATAAGAACCGTAAACCTCAAAGCACAAGGAGACCTGTTGCCGAAATTGAATACCGACAAACTGAACTCAACTGCGGCACATGCTGTAGCTGTAGCAGCGTTCAGAACAATCGACTCCCTTCAAGACCTTTCTAGGGAAATGCAAGTAAACGCCATAGCCGTACTCTTCAAGCTGTTATCTGAGGAGTACGGCCTTTCTATTTCTAGCCTCTTATCACGAGCTGACTTAATCATCAAAGACGCGGACAAGTATTACCACGCCGAGGTGAAAGCTCTTAGGGACTACATTCGATTGGAACTTAAATAATGTACTCAACTAAATCAAGACACCCTCTAATTCAAAGCCTATTACATATCGTCGCACTTTTGGCGGTCGGTTCAGTTGTCCCTTCAGGAAACCAGAAGCCTGAGTATCTCCGTAACGTTGGTAAGAACAAACAGTTACCAGATCACCGAGCTTATGAGCGTAACAAGTACGCACCTTGGGGACGTGGCGTAGCTGGTGGAAAGGCGGTGGCAGCATGAACTACCGTGACCACCTAGTAATGAGAGCGCGTTCCTTTTGGGGCAACGATGAGCAGCTACCGCTTGAGTTGTTCGCTGAAATGAACGCTGAAGGTATCGACATTGATGCTGAAGAAAATAAGTTTTACAACACTAACGCCGACTAAGGACATTCCACATGGCTGAAGATTCAAAACCAAAGCGCGAACGCTTACTGTCCCCTAAGGGTTCAGCAGTATATCCACGCTTAACTGTACCAGATACAAAATACAACAAGGATGGCGAGTACAACACTGGCCTCCTGTTATCCATTGATGATGCTTCAGACTTAATGGCAGACCTTGACGCTCGTGTCGATGCTGCCTTTGCTAAAGCTATCGCTGACAACAAGGGTAAGACCTTCAAGATCGTTAAGGGTAAGAAGACAGATATTGTCCGCAACTCTCCTTACGTTATTGAACTGGATGAGGACGGTAACGAGACAGGTAATGTCCGTTTCAACTTCACCATGAAGGCTACGTTCATTGACCCTAAGACAAAGGAAGTGCTGCAACGTAAGCCTACACTTGTCGATGGTAAAGGTAACGTAATCAAGGGTCGCGTCAATGTGTACGGTGGTTCAATCATCAAGGTTAACTACACACCGTCTGCATACGATTCAAACTTCGGTGTTGGCGTGAAGCTGTACCTCAATGCTGCTCAGATTATCAAGTTAGTTACAGGCGGTGGTTCTAACCACGGCTTCGGCGCTGATGAAGATGCTGAGTACGAGTATGAAGCTCCTGACAATGATTCAGGTTTCGGTAACGAGTCTAGTGCCGAAGCTCCTGATGAAGACGAGGAAGACGATCAGTTCTAAAAAGTTTGGTATCCGTAGTCGAGCAATCGCTGAAGGGTACCGCTCAGGACTAGAAGAAACCACAGGACAAGACCTCACTCTTCGCGGAGTGGGGTACACCTATGAAGAGCTAGTCATTGAGTACACCAAGCCTGAGTCTAAACATAAATACACACCTGATTTTGTCCTGTTACATAACGGCATCATCGTTGAAACCAAAGGTCGTTTCCTTTCGGAAGACCGTAAGAAACACATCCTAGTTAAACAACAACATCCACACCTCGACATTCGATTCGTATTCAGTAGCTCCAAGACCAAGATAAGCAAGACTTCTAAGACTTCTTATGCCATGTGGTGTGAGTCTAAGGGCTTCCTTTATGCGGACAAAAAGATACCTGAGGCGTGGCTCCAAGAGAAAGGTAAGTCATGACTTTAAAGGTCAAGAAGACAGCCAAAGGAAATGTAAAGATTACCTTAAGCATCACAGACGCTCTCCGTCTAAGAGAGCTTGTGAATATCAGCCATTTCATACCGCCACATCGGTACTGCAATAACGTGGCATCAATGACTGAAGTTGAACAGGTGTCTGACACACTCCATAGCAAGCTGAGTTTGATTTTGTAATGGCATCTAAGCCCCTCACTCCTGAGGCGGTGAAGTACCTCGCAGTACATTGTTCCGCAACTCAAACCAAAACAGATTTAACAGCAGCAGACATTGATGTGATGCACCGTAAGCGTGGGTTCCTAAAGATTGGATACCACTTCGTTATACGGCGTAACGGTACAGTCGAAAAGGGACGTGACCTGACGGAAGTTGGAGCGCACGTTGAGGGGTACAACTCACAGTCATTAGGTATTTGCCTAGTGGGTGGCGTAGATAAAGACCTTAAACCTGAGAACAACTTTACACCAGCACAATTCAATGCTCTGTCCGCTTTGCTCAAAGACCTCTCTCTGAAATTCCCTAAGGCTACCGTCCAAGGACACAGAGATTTTCCAAACGTAAAGAAAGACTGCCCTTGCTTCGACGTGAAGCCTTGGTGGTTAAAACATAAGGACTAAACAAACAAATGAATCCAACAACAAAGCAGGTGTTCGACGTAGGTAGCATTGTGGTAGCACTTGGAGGTGCTAACTATGGCAGCTACAAAGAAGGTGAAATGGGTGTAGTAACTGATATCGACCATCGTCCTTATCCTAAAATCCAATTCAAGACTTGGCATGGCTGGCCTATGGTTGGCAACGTTCGTCTTGCCACTCCAGAAGAAGTTGTCTTATTCCTAGAAGCCAAACTTAAAGATGCTCAAGCATGGGTAGCTAAAGCTAAGTGTATTCAACCTGAAGAGATTTTTGCAGGTGCTATCTTTAATTTCTACGGTGAAGATAGAGTGATCGTAGGTAGCTTAGGTAAGGGCTATCTAAGTTTGTGCCGCTCATCTTGCAATTTTGGCGGTGGTACAGTCTTTAAAAGCGCAGAAGAAATGGCAGATTACGCTAATTCGGCGGGGTATGAGCGCTCTGACAAAACACTTAAGGACTTCCTATGAGACTAAACCCTTTCGCTCTTAACGTCACAGGCGTAATGGCTTCCTTCCAGAAGACCGTTGACCGCCTCGATAAGATTGCTAACAAGCAAACTAAAGAGATCATTGTATTGGCAGCAGTTGGCGATAAGGTTAACTCCATTGCTATCACACTGTACTCCTTCATTGATCGTGCGGCTGAGTATCTCTACAACTTAGTAGTAGATGCTGAAGACGCTATCGAAGACTACATTGATGACAAGATCGCTGAAGCTGATAACGAAGCCCAAGCTGCTGAAATGTTATCCGAGAAGTTGAAAGAATCTTTCGGCCTCAAATAACCCTAGGCTAATACCCTCGCTAAGTTAAGACCCGCCTCGTGCGGGTTTTTCTTTTATACAACTACTACCTTTTTAGGAGAGTGTAAGCATGACAAACACAAACAAATTATCACCTCAGGTTCAAACCTTATTAACACACCTTCAGAAACACGGAAGTATCTCTAGTGCTGAAGCTGATACCGTTTACAAGATGCGCTCATTGCCTCGTCGTATCTGCGACTTGAAAGATGCAGGGTATGCAATCTCCCGTGAGCTTAAGAAAGACCCTACAGGTCAACGCTATGCGCGTTACACGTTGGTAGGTAGTCCAGCCCATGAAGCTAAACTTGTAGCCGAACCACAGCAGACACTACCCCTAGCAACTGAAGTAGTACCCCCAGTGTTACGTGTAGGTGCAACTATTCGTGTGACTGACCCCGTAGCTATGGAAGAGTACGAATCAGGAGATCAAGGAACGGTCGTTGAAGTTGACTCTGACGGTGCCGTATATGCAACCTTTGATACGATTGAAGGTAGGCACTTCCTGTTGTCCTTCGAGTTTGAGGTGATTGCTTAATGGTCGTACTCAATACCACTATGCGTCTAGCCTTTGCCCGTATCCCAGTGCCAGCTTTAGTAGCTCCCTTGGGTGATCGTATCATCCGTAGCCTTACCAAAGGTTCCGGTCAGTACAAACCTAAACGCTGCTGGAATGCTAGCCTTAGCTACCGTACCCACCAGAAGCTAGTACACACAGGGTTCATGCCACAATCTTAATGGCTGAATCTGATGCAGAGTACATAGCCAAAGAGCCTTGTCCTAAATGCAGCAGCAGTGACGCTCTCGCCCGTTATGCGGATGGGGGCGCACATTGCTTTAGTATGGGCTGTGGCTACCATGAGTTTCCTGATGGCAAACAATCAGAAGTAACCCTAGATAAATCCGAAGCCAAGGCTAAGGGTCTCATTAGGGATGGAGAATATAAACCTCTCCTGAAGCGTGGCATCACGTTAGAAACAGTTAAGAAGTGGGGCTATGAAACAGGTACCTTCAATGGTCGGCCTGTCCAGATAGCTAACTACGTTAAAGGCAATGCCCGTATAGCTCAGAAGGTACGCTTCCCGGATAAGGACTTCACGTTCTTAGGTGATGGGAAAACCTCAGGCCTCTATGGTCAACACCTATGGCGTGACGGTGGTAAGAAAATCGTAATCACTGAAGGTGAGATTGATGCACTTACTGTCTCCCAATTACAAAGCAACAAGTGGCCTGTAGTTTCTCTACCTAAGGGAGCGCAGGGTGCTAAGAAGTCACTCTCTCAAGAACTCCAATGGCTTGAGCAATACGAAGAGATCATACTGATGTTCGACAATGACGAACCCGGTAATCTTGCAGTAGAAGAGTGCGCCCCGTTATTCACTCCCGGTAAATGTAAGGTAGCTAGGCTTCCCCTCAAGGATGCCAACGAAATGCTACTGGCTAACCGAGGGTCTGAAGTAGTACAAGCGATATGGGATGCTAGGGTCTATCGGCCTGAAGCTGTCTTGTCTGTCATGGACGTATTCGATGTAGCAATCAAGGCTCCTGAAATGGGATTGCCTTGGCCTTGGGCTACACTCACTGCACTAACCTTTGGTATTCAACGAAGGACAGCCTATTACTTGGGCGCTGGTGTCGGTATAGGTAAGACCAACTGGGCGCAGGAACTACAGTCATGGCTAGTGAATAAACTAGGACTAGCTGTAGGTGTGTTCATGTTGGAGCAACCCTTAGGCCGTACCCTCAAAGGTATTGCAGGTAAGTTCACAGGCAAGGCTTTCCATAGGCCTGACGGTGATTGGTCTCAAGCTGAACTCACAGCAGCTATCCAAGACTTAGACAATAAGGTGTACCTCTACAATCATCCCACCAGCGGAACCGATTGGGACTCCATTAAGGCAGCTATCAGATACATGGTAGTCAGTTGTGGGGTCAAGGATATTTTCCTAGACAACCTCACAGTAATGGTTGCACACCTTCCGTCCTCTGAAGCTAACGATGAAGTAAATCGTATCGCTAAAGAAATGGCCGGACTTCTACAAGAGTTGGACTTCACACTGTACGGCTTCTCGCATCTTAATCCACCAGCTACAGGCGCAAGCCATGAGCGTGGCGGTAAGGTACTTGAGTCTCAGTTCACAGGTTCGCGAGGGCTTATGCGCTTCGGTCACTACATGTTTGGTATCGAGCGTAACAAAGACCCTGAGCTACCTGAGGATGAACGCAATGTGTCCACATTCGTATTACTTAAAGACCGCGAGTATGGAAACGTAGGCCGCTTTGAAATTACATACAACCCTAAGACTGATAAGTACCTAGAGCCTGAGCTGTTCGGGGACTCATCGTCTGATACTGAAGAGGAAATGTTCTGATTGGAATTTAAGGCATGGCCTAAAACACCAAGGCTTTCTAACGAAAGATACTGGGTGACAGAAAAGATTGACGGTACCAATGCTTGTATCGTAATTCAAGACGGTGAGTTTGCCTGTCAGTCTCGTAACAAATTTATAACTCCTGAAGATGACAACTACGGATTCGCTCGATGGGCTTACGCACACAAGGATGAGTTGCTGAAGTTAGGAGAAGGTTATCACTACGGAGAATGGTGGGGTAATGGTATTCAACGAGGCTATGATAAGGCTGGTAAACATTTCAGCTTATTCGATGTAGTCCGCTGGAATCCTGACAACCCTAACCGTCCTGATTGTGTAAGTGTGGTGCCGCTACTTGGTAACTTCTCTCCAGTAGATTTAGATGAGGTACTTCAGGACTTATCCACTAACGGTTCTAAAGCAGCTCCGGGATTCATGCGTGTTGAAGGTGTTGTCGTATTTAGTCAACTCACCCGCCAGCGCTACAAGGTAATCCTAGACAAGTAATTCTCCATAGTAATCTCCCCTCAAGCCTCATGCCGGAACAACTCTGGTGTGGGGCTTTCTTTTTGTAAAGGAATCACCTCTCTGGAAGTCCTACTGTTCGATACCGAAACCAACGGATACCTAGAACAAAGCACTGAACTACATTGCTTGGTAATCAAGAATGTAAATACAAAGGAGACAGTAAGGTACAACGATCAGCCGGGAGGTATTCCACTAGCGGTCGGCCTTAAGCGTTTAGAAGACGCTGAGATAATCATAGCCCATAACGCTATTGAGTTTGATGTACCTGTACTCCGTAAGCTGTACCCCAATATTAAGATAGACGACAAACGTGTCCTAGATACGTTAGTCATGGCTCGACTAATCTACCCTGACACCTATGACAAAGACCAGAAGCTAGTCCTAGCAGGTAAGTTAGATAAAGCCCTAGTTAAACGACACTCATTGAAAGCATGGGGTCAACGACTAGGCGAACACAAGGCTGACTATGACGGTGGTTTCGAGAGTTGGAACCTTCCGATGGAAGACTATTGTGAGCAAGACGTTCACACCTTAGGTGTCCTATATCTACACCTCCTGACGAAACAATGCAGCCCTAGCGCCTTACGCCTTGAACATGATGTTAGATGGATTATCACTCGACAAGAGAAGTTCGGTTTCCCATTCAATGTAGTTAAAGCAGCGGCACTATACGTCAAGCTATCCAAACGAAAGATAGAACTTGAAGGCGCATGTAAGGAAGTCTTTAAGCCTTTCTATGTGCGTGACGGTAAGACCTCTGAAGGTAAGGGCAGTCGCCGCACCCAAGTAGAAGAGCTAGGTCTTGACTATAAGCGTCCTCTTTACGAAGGCAAGGGTAAAGAGAAGAAGCAAGTAGGGTACTACTACAAGACTATGGACTACACCGATGGTGTCCCATATACCAAAGTTAAGCTCTTAGAATTTAATCCGGGATCCCGTGACCACATTGCTAACCGTCTGACTAAGTTATTCGGGTGGCAACCTAAAGAGTTCACCAATAGTGGGAAGCCTGAGATCAACGAAACTGTACTTGAAAGTCTCGTATATCCCCAAGCCAAAGTCCTACAGGAATACTTCTTAGTCGATAAGCGAATCTCTCAGTTAGCTGAGGGTAATCAAGCGTGGCTGAAGAAAGAGAAGGACGGAAGGCTGTACTGCCGCCTTAACACCATGGGCGCTGTCACTTCCCGAATGACACACTCCGAGCCGAACCTTGCTCAAGTACCTGCTGTTAAGAAGAACAAGAATGGTGAAGTCCTTTGGGGTGATGAAGGTTTGTATGGCGCTGATTGCCGCGAACTCTTTGAAGCTCCTAAAGGAATGGTCATGGTTGGGGCTGATGCCTCAGGCCTAGAGCTTCGAGCCTTAGCAGGATACATGGCTAAGTGGGATGGTGGTAAGTACATCATCACTGTATGCGAAGGGCGCAATGAAGACGGTACTGATATTCATACCGTTAACCAGAAAGCCTTAGGCATTGACAGTCGTGATACCGCTAAGACATTCATCTATGCGTTCCTCTATGGAGCTGGTGACGAAAAGATAGGTGTCACCTTATACAACTCCAAGGGTACCAAAGCTAGGCGGCAGGGTAGGGAAGCGAAGGATAACTTCACTAACCGTATTCCAGCTATCGGCAAACTCATTCAGGCTGTTCAGAAAGCAGCTAAGAAGAAGGGCTGGATTAAAGGTCTCGATGAGAGAGCTATACCTATCCGCTCTGCTCACGCTGCACTCAACACTCTCCTGCAATCCGCAGGGGCAATCATTATGAAGCGAGCCTTAGTAATACTCGATGACTCACTGAAGGTCTGGTGGGTACCGGGTGTTGACTATGAGTTCATGGCAAACATCCATGATGAATGGCAGATAGCTTGTATTCCTGAGATCGCTGATGAAGTTGGTCGCCTAGCTGTTCAAGCCATTAAAGAATCAGGTGAGTTCTATGACTTCAAGTGTCCCCTTACAGGTGAATACAAAGTCGGTACCAACTGGAAAGAAACTCACTAATGAAATGCAGCAGTAAAGAAGTGGAAGTAATCGCTAGAGCTTGGGAGGGAGGGTTCACCCTTCAGTCCAACTTCTACCGTGACAACGCAGTAACAGTAGCCCTTTGTGCAAGCGAAGGGTTCATCACCACAAAGACTTCTAAGGGTGGCTTCGGGAATATCTGGAGGCCTACCCCTAAGGGTCTCCATGAAGTATTCACTAAAACCAAACACCTGAAGGAATAACGATGACAACACCACGTAAACATGCGCGTCTAATTAAGGCTTGGGCTGACGGAGCCGAGATTCAGTATAGAAATAACATAGGCTCTGATTGGACAGACATATCGGCTCCTAATTTTCTTGATGACTTTGAGTACCGTATCAAGCCTAACCACACGGTGCTATACACGAGAGTTACTGGGTTTGCTGAAGTACCTTCAAGCCGCACTAGGCCGGGTCTTAAAAGTTGGGGTATCCGAAGCGGGAGAGCCTATGAGTTTAGCGACATCTCCGACAATCTTAAGCTGACTTTCAATGCCGACACTCACAAGTTGATAGCTGCCGAAGTCCTCATCTAATGAATCAAAACGATAAGTACGTAGCTGAGTATGCCGAAGGGTTTGCTCAGGGAATCGTATTCACTTTCATTATGGCTGTAGCAATTACTGGCCTAACACTTTTATTAGCACGAGGTACTTTATGAGTTTCGTTGAAGACACCAAAGAGCAGGTTAAAGCGTGGCAAGGTTTGATCGGGATTGCTGTAGCAAGTCTAGCCTTCTTGGTTATGACGCAATGCAACCACCCATTGCCAGCACCTACAGCTACACCACAAATCGCCATAGTTAATCCTGAGGTTAAACATGCCAAAACAATTGACGTACCACTTACCACCCCTAATAGAACGATCAAGGCTTATAGCTCCGAGGCCAAGGCAAATATCGCACTACCAAAGGATGTACTTGATGATGCTGCAAAATCCGTCACAAGCTCCAGTATTCTTAGCAGCTCGGAGTCTAGGCAAGTCGTCACTTCAGTATTGGATACTCAAACTGGAACAACAACGGCTTATGTATCAAGTGCAGCAGACCCTTGGTTCGCTACTGAAACCAGAGGGCAGTTCACAATCGACTACGGATTCAAACGCGGAACTCAAGGACTTGGGGTTAGCCCAGTTGGAAGAGCGAATTATCGCCTCGACCTTATACAAACCAAACGTATTCACTGGGGCTTATCCGCTTCAGCGTACACAGATGGTGATGCCTTCGTGGGAGTAGGAGGTAGCTACCGTTGGTAGAGGATATTTTAGGTAACGAACTTAAAGCGGGGGATACCTTCGCTTACTCCTTACCCCTCTACAACACAGCCATTGTGGTACGTGTCTACAAGCTACTGGAGATCACTGATACAGGTCGATTGAAAGCCGAGTGTATTCACACGCCATTGAACAGTGACAGAGCCTTAGGGTTTATCACTTCATTCCATGCCGACCAAGCAAAACTTAAAGCAGTGAAGCTATGGTTAACCTTTGAAGGAGACAAGAAGTGAGCTTTCCAGTACCGGATTTAGAAAACATTAAGCATGATCTTGATTCTATCCCGCCTTACGAATACACACCTGATGTGTTTATCCAGACGATCATAGGCGCAGTAACCTTAGCTGCCATTATTGGTCTCGTAGCTTGGGCGTGGCTAGCTCCTTTAGTCCTAGGTTTTACGGTAGCTGCTATTGGGGTTTCGTACCTAGTAGGGCGCATGGTGTGTTCTATTCACTGAATTAGCAGGATATTAAATAGGAAGTAAATGCAGTACATCATCATTGATAAAAACGGGAATCCTCTTACAACTGATAAGGGCGGTTCACGAGTAATAACCTACAGAGAATACAGAGACGCAGTAGCGGTCTGTAAAGATTTACCCAAAGGCTACGCTGTAGGAATCCTCAAGGAGAAAGCATAACCACAACACTCTTAATTGATGCGGACATTCTAGCTTATAGAACCGCCTCAGCTAATGAGAAAAGATATGATTGGGGTGAGGGCGTAACCTCTCACATAGTCAACGATGACTTTGAAGCTATCAAGAAAGACATTCAATCTGAACTTGATGATCTACTTCTAAGGACTGAAGCTGACGACTTTCTAATCTGCCTATCTGACGACAATTACAACTGGCGTAAGAAGGTTCTCCCTAGCTACAAACAACACCGTAAGAACTCCATACGTCCTGAGCTTCTGTACCCACTCAAGGATTACCTATTCGAGAACTACCCTAGCTACCGTAAGGAAACACTAGAGGCAGATGACGTTATGGGTATCTTGAGTACGCACCCTAAGTTGATCGCTGGAAAAAAGATCATCGTATCTGAAGACAAGGATATGAAGACGATTCCCGGATGGCTATTCAACCCAAAGAAAGACAAGAAGCCACGCCTCATTACTCCTGAAGCTGCGGATAGATTCCACATGTACCAAACCATCACAGGTGATACCACAGATGGGTACAAAGGGTGTCCTGATGTTGGCGATAAGGGGGCTATTGAAATGCTCGATAGTCCGTTCCTAATGGTTCCTTATGAATACGAGTTCCAAAGAGGAAAGCGCAAAGGAACTACTGAAGTTCGCTATGAGCAAGCACCAGCGCCTAGCCTATGGGAAGGCATAGTGTCTCTCTACGAATGGAAGGGACTTACTGAATATGACGCAATCACTCAAGCCCGTGTTGCAAGAATCCTGCGACATACCGACTACGATTTTAAAACAAAGGAAGTTATTTATTGGAACCCCGTAAAGCCACAGACAACGAAGTAGCTCAACATACAGCTTATCGTGGTCTTGAGGATGCATACGACACAAACAGTTTGAGTATTCCTGAACTAGCTGAACGTATGACATTCAAAGCTGTAAGCGCTATTCCTAACGGTGTATCCCTTGAAGAATATGTCTCCAAGTTAACACCTGAGCCTACACCTAAAGCAGCACCCTCAGCTCTTGACGTACAAGTATCAGGCACTCACTACAAGAACCTAAAGATTCAACCTGTGGAATACATCCACGCAAACAACATCCCCTTTGCTGAAGGCAGTGTCATCAAGTATGTGTCTCGCTGGCGCAACAAGAATGGGATTAAAGACTTGGAGAAAGCTAAACACTTCCTTGAGTTGTTGATTGAGTTGGAACGGCAGAACGGTACTGAGTAGGTGGAGTGGTTCCTAAACCCACGCTTATTTAATTACATCCTTATTGGTTTATTCCTTGTCAGTGCAATTCGTTGGGCTGTAGAGGGTAAACCTCATGACGTGATGTATTGGGTAGGCGCTTCAATTTGTACCCTCGCAGTAACCCTTAAATCTTGAGTAACACCAATCCCCACACCGGAGACCTACTAAGGACTAAACCCCCTAGTGAGGCCTACCGGAATAACTTTGATCAAATTTTCAGGAAGCAACCTGAAGAGACACCTAAGGAAAACACCGATGTTAAAGAAACTCTGGCAACACGTAGTAGCTAAGTTCAAGTTTGTAGCTGGAATCATCCAAGAAAAGATCGAAGCGTTCACTGTGTTTGCTAAAGACTTCATGGGTAATTCTGGAATTATGGAACAGCCTGAGTTCTTCTCATGGGCTGAAGTTAAGGCTGCTCCAGATCACACCTATAAAGAAACCTCTAAGGCTTTCGGATACCTCCTTCTTTCCGTGTTTAAAACAACCACAGAATTAGTCCAATGGATTGTTTGGTATGGCCTAGCGTTCTTTCTCGTTGGGTACTACACCGTTCGATATACGTACCGACTAGCGAAGGCGAAGGTTCGTGCTAGTTCTAACTAACAGAGGCTTTGAGCCTGTTCAGTGTCTGGAAGAGTTTAAGGCCAGCACTGTCCTTGATGTTCACCCTACGGGAAGCAGATTCATTTGTAATCCACCGCCGCTAACTACTGATGAAGACTACGTGGTTTACGTCCGAGACCTTCCTATCTTTGCTGCCTATGCAGAATCTTTAGGATGGGAACCGGATGCCGCTAATGAATATGAAGATGACGAGTTCAATTCCTTCCGTAAAGGTGAGTTCAACATAATTGTTACCGACAAATGCTCCTTCTTCAGCAGTATGGTACTCAGTACCCAAGTCTGTAAGAAACTAAACCTACTAAATAAGGCTGACCGCATTATGGTATTTGACGCTATCCAGAAAGGGGTTCTAACCATTGAAAGCAATTTATAAGAAAACGGCTTATGACAAGCTAGTGGAATTATTCATGGAAGCTGAGTATGAGCGTAGGCCTATCGACTACTTCTTAGTTACGCCTGATGAATGGGGCGAGATAATTGTTGATCGAAGGGCAGGAGCGTATGTGTCGTTGCCAGACTATATGTGCCGTGCTGATGTTTCAGCCCCTATCCGCTACGTTGATCTAAAGCCTAAGAGTGGTCACAGGTATGACTATAAGCGTTTCCTAATTCGCCACGAAAAGTTCATGGGTCATGACGTAGTAGTCGCACCTATCGAGTATCACTAGCAATCAATCACTTAAGTAACACCTAGGGGATAAACACCCACTGTAGGAATAAGAACACCTTTCCTATTACCTTTAGGTGTTACTTAAAGTGTCACTAAAGGAAACACTATGGATAAAGAATCCTTAGGGTCTCTAGTCTCTAACGAATTAATCGAACACCTCAATCACTTCTATCCGCTACGTGGAATCCAGAAGGGGCAATCCCTTGAAGATGCACATGCAGAAAGAGGGAACCGGGAAGTAATCGACTTACTGACTTCAGCACTAGCAGACTTCACCGCAAACTCAAGAATTATCACCAAAGGATAGACCGCTTAAATGTGTCTCCCAAAATCTAAATCCTACAAGGCACCAGTTATTGCTACTGCACCTGCTGAAGCAGCGGATGTAGCGCCTATGGCTTCACCTGAGGATAACACTTCAAGTTCAGATGTATCCCCCAATGTAGGTACTCGTAAGAAACTTCGTATCGACTTAAGCTCGGCCTCAACAGGCAATGGGTTAAACATCCCCCAAGGCTAAATGACCTCAGTTAATACTGAAGGCAAAACTAAAGCTAGGTACCAATTACTCAGTACAGGACGTGAAGAATATCTCGCTCGTGGTAGAGAGGTATCCAAGCTAACAATCCCGCACTTGCTCCCACCTTTGGGACACACTGCAACTAGCAGATTGCCTACACCTTACTCAAGCCTTCCGGCTCGTGGTGTTAACAATCTTGCTTCTAAGTACACGCTGGCTTTGTTTCCAGCTAACACACCGTTCTTCCGTTTGACCATTGATGACTTCATGTTGCAGCGCCTCACTAAGAAAGAGGGTATGCGAGCTGAGGTTGAAGAAGCTCTGAACTCTATCGAGCGTAGCGTTATGAATGAGATTGAAACCTCAACACTTCGCTCTTCAATCACAGAAGCCTTGAAGCATCTTATCGTGGTCGGCAACTCGTTACTCTATGTGTTACCTAAGGGTGGCGTTAGGGTATTCAGACTTGACCGATACGTAGTTAAACGTGACCCGATGGGTAATGTACTAGAGATCATCGTTCAAGAAGACCTATCACCGATGGAGCTTGAAGAAGAGATACGTAACTTCGTTCTCGAACAGTCCACCGATAGTGATAAGGGCGAGAGTCCTGATGACTCAATCGAACTATACACACACGTAAAGCGTACCAAGACAGGCTGGAGTATCTCCCAAGAGATTAACGGTAAGTTAGTCCCCGGTTCTGAAGGTACATACCCTGAGGATAAATCCCCATGGGTTCCTTTACGATACATTTCAGCAGCTAATGAAGACTACGGACGCAGCTTCGGAGAAGAGTACCTAGGTGATATTAAATCACTTGAGGCTCTCCGTAAGGCAATTGTCCAAGGCGCAGCAGCAGCAGCAAAGGTACTCTTTCTAGTTAAACCTAACGGAACCACTAAGGCTAAGGTCTTAGCTGAATCCGAAAGTGGAGACATTAAAGAGGGTAATAAAGATGACGTGTCTGTCCTCCAAATGGATAAGTTCGCTGACTTCCGTATTGCTCAAGAGACAGCTAAGACTATCTCTGAAGACCTATCCTTTGCATTCCAGCTTAATACAGCGATTCAACGTAATGGTGAACGTGTAACAGCAGAAGAGATTAGATTCATGGCTCAAGAGCTTGATGCTTCCCAAGGGGGTATCTACTCATTACTAGGTCAAGAGTTACAGCTCCCTGTAGTTCGACGCATCATGCACCAAATGGAACGCTCTAATCGTTTACCTACGCTTCCTAAAGGCTTAGTCAAACCTGCTATCACTACAGGTATTGAGGCTATCGGGCGTGGTAACGATCAAACCAAACTAGCGTCCTTACTAGCAGACCTGCAACCACTTGGCGAGGCAGCATTCAAGTACCTAATTATTCCTGACTATATCAAGCGTCAAGGGGCAGCTAAGGGTATTGATATGAAAGGCCTGATTAAGACTCCTGAGATGATTGATCAAGAAGGCCAGCAAGCTCAAATGGCAGCAATGATGCAGCAAGGATTGAACCCAATGATTAACCAAGCTGGCGGCATGATGAAACAGCAGCTAGCACAAGAAGGAAACCCTAATGGCTAAAGCCCAAACAGCTCAGAAAGATGAAACACAAGAAGTAACTACTACTGATACTTCAAGTGGTGTTTATGAACCAAAGGTAGTTGAACTGCCTGATGGTACTGTCCGGGAGGACTTCTAATTGGCGGGGGAAAATTCCCCTGTCATTGGTACCCCTGAGTACGATGCAGCAATGATCGCTAAAGCTGATGCCTTAGAGCCTCAGTCACAGCAGGAAGTAACATCCGAAGAAACAACTCAAGAGCAACGCCCTGAGTGGTTGGATGAGAAATTCAAGACTCCTGAAGAATTAGCTAAGGCCTACACTGAACTGCAAAAACAGTTAGGTGCCAAGACCAAAGAAGCACCAGCACAAGCTGAAAATTCTCAAGAGCAAACAACTGAAGAAGAACCTGAAGCCAACCCGGAAGGTACACCTGAAGCTGAACTAGCTAAGGTCGGTATCGACTACGGTGCATTGACTGAAGAGTTTGAAACAAGTGGTACCTTAAGTGACGAGAGTTACAAGGCGCTAGCTGATAAGGCTGGCTTACCGCGTGAATACGTAGACAGCTATATCGCTGGTCAAGCTGCCTTGGTACGTGAAGCTCAAACACGAGCTTTCGATATCGCAGGTGGTGAGGCTCAATACAAGGATATGGTTAACTGGGCTTCTGGCAATCTAACACCAGCCGAAGTTAAAGCCTACGATCAAGCTATCGAAGGTACGCCTGAGCAAGTTGCACTAGCTGTAGCTGGCCTCAAGTCTAAATTCGTAGCAGCCAATGGTAGTGAACCTAACCTAGTGTCTGGAGAATCTAATAGCTCTACAGGCGCTCAAGGCTTCGCTTCACGAGCTGAAATGACTACAGCAATGCGTGACCCACGCTACGCTAAAGATGCTGCCTATCGTAAATCGGTAGAACAGAAAATTTCTGTAAGCACAATATTCTAAAGTTTTAATTCCCTAGTAGCTCAGATGGTAGAGCGTCCGACTGTTAATCGGAAGGTCGTTGGTTCGAGTCCAACCTTCGGAGCCAAGTTTTAATAACTCCCCTAAGGCGTGTCCTTAGGCTCATTCCGGCAGTGCAACGCTGCTGGTCTGCAATTGTAGTACCCGCGACAGAAGCAAACAAAGCAGTTCTTAGCCTCCTGAGGGAGACAACTTTGTAGCGAGCTAGTGAGCAACTTGAGTGATTCCCATCGAACCGTCCTAGGTTCATATCATTTCAAATCTCATGTAAGGAAGTAATTATGGCTAATGCCAACGTAACCCGTTTAGGTCAAATCAATGGAGCTGGCGATACCGATGCGCTGTTCCTAAAAGTATATGCTGGTGAAGTATTAACTGCATACGAAACTGCAACCGTGACTGAAAGCCGTCACCGTGTCCGTAAGATCAATAGCGGTAAGAGCGCACAGTTCCCTGCAACTGGCAAAATCTCTGGCGGCTACCACACTCCGGGTAACGAATTAGTCGGTAAGACTGTAAACCAAGCTGAACGTGTAATCACTATCGACTCCTTGTTGGTATCTGATGCGTTCGTAGCGTCTATCGACGAAGCAAAGAATCACTATGACGTGCGTTCAATCTACTCCAATGAACAAGGTATCTTCCTTGGTAACAACATGGATAAGAACGTTCTACGTGTTGGTGTATTGGCGGCTCGTGCTGCTGCTACTGTAACAGGTGGCTTTGGTGGTTCAGCATTGACTAATGCTAACTATGGCTCTGACGGTGCTGTTCTAGCTGGTGGTATCTTTGCTGCTGCTCAGATCATGGACGAGAAAGACATTCCTGCAAGTGAGCGTTATGCTTACGTTAAGCCAGCGCAATACTACCTGTTAGCGCAAACAACTAACGTAATCAACTCTCAATGGGGTGGTGAAGGTTCTTACGCTGAAGGTTCAGTACGCCGTATCGCTGACATTCCTTTGGTTAAGACTAACAACTTGCCTAACGGCTTGAACTTAACTGATGACACAACCATCGCTGCTGCTGGTATCGACCCAACATTGGTACCTGCTGCTTATCGTGGCAACTTCACAAACACTAAGGCTCTTGTCTTGCACAAGGAAGCTGTAGGTACCGTGAAGCTGTTAGACCTCGGTATGGAAATGGCTTACGACATTCGCCGTCAAGGTACATTGATCGTAGCTAAGTACGCAGTTGGTCATGGCGCTCTTCGTCCTGAAGGCGCTGTAGAACTGAAGTCAGCTTAAGCAATAACAATTAAGGGATGCCCCCATAAAGGGTGTCCCTTTTTTTTACGAAAGACTAAATGACTCTTCTAGCAACAACAGCAAATGGCACAAGTAAGGTAGTGAACGTTCCTCCTTTCTTAGGCACACCTACAGTTAAAGTTAATGGTTCAGCAGCGGCGTTCACTCTACGTGATGAGACGACTATTATCTTAACGTTACTCCCTGCAAAGGATGACGCGATTACTGTAGATTACACTCCGGTATCTTCACCTTCAGCAGTTAATCCTAAGATTACCTATGCCGAATTCCGTACTAAGTTCTTAGCAGGGTTTGTAGGGACAGCAACCCTTACAGATTTACCGGGCGCACTGCAAGTGTTCTCTAACGGGCAGCGTTGGGTTCCCTTAGAGCCTATCGTTAATTCGGCTCAACCGATTACTTTAGCCGCAAATACCACTGAACAGGTACTAGCAAGCGTATCTCTTCCAGTTAATTTTATTGGAACCGATGATGCTCTTTTCATTGATTACATTAAACACAGTACAAATAGCGCTGGCTCAAAAACCGTAAGGTTCTACCTGAATGGTTCCCTAGTGTATGAAGACGGTGTTACCACAGCTTCTACAGGACGTGCCTTCTTTAAGGTTCTGTTTAAAGATTTAAATACAGCCATTGGACAAAATAGTTTCGGTGGGCCGGGCGTAGGTAGTGGATACGCTGGTAGCACGATCTTTACAGCAGCCTTTGATGCCTCCACTGTGAACACTCTCCAATTGCGGGGTGTTAAGTCGGTTGCGGGGGATGAGCTAACTTTAGATGGTTTAAGTATTCGCTTAGAAAAAGGTAAGCAATTTCCGTGAAGCGGCTATTAGCTTCGCTGAGTGGAGGGGTAATTTTCCCTCCCTCAAGTAGCTTTATTCCTGATGCTCCAACAGTAATTCGCGATACCTCATGGCACCCACCAGCATATTTCATGTATGAGAAGCTACCTAAGGCTCTCCGAAGTGTAGAACATTGGGCTTGCTCCGCTGGATATGGGGACAGTCCCGGTGCGTGGATTTACCCCGAAGCCCTTGATCTATGTGGGGGAGGGTTCGTACAGCAGATGCAGTGGAAAATGGTGGAGCCTACCCAAGGCAGCTATAACTTCAGCACAGTGCTATCAGCTTTGAATTGGATGGCTACTAACCGTCCGGGATTAAAGGTCATGCTGCGACTCAGGGATAAAAGCTATTCCCGCACTTCCAGTGTTTTCCTAGACGACACCCTAAGGAACCTACCAGATTACTTTGCAACTTTAGGCTACTACGATGTTTATCAATCGACTGTAGCTACGGGGTTTGGCGCAAAGCTATGGCTCCCTGAAGTGAAGGATAGATACTTAGCTTTATTGGAAGCTATGACTGCTTCGTTCGGAAGTCATAGCGCTTTCGGGGGAATCATATTTGATGAATGTACCCTCAGTATGAGCTATCCCGCACCAGCAGGGTTTGACCCTAGTATTACCTTGGCAAATCGTAAAGAAGTGCTACTACGAGCTAAGGCCTTATTCCAATCCAAAGTAATTCAACCTGTGAACTTCTTAGACACAGGCGATTACAGTCCTACCTCCTTTAGTGCTGCTGAAGGAAACTTTGTGGATTGGCTTGGCGATTCCAATATCAACGTATCACTTGTAGATACATGCCCAACAACACCTAGCTTCTCGTACTCAATGCATACAGCCCTGAGAAAGGGGTTAGGGTTTCCCGTAGATGCAATTATTGATGCCGGGCGCGTTTACCCACGCACGGATATGAGTGCCGGAGCGGAGCTAGCTAACGTCACTGAGAATTTTAGAGACATTACGAAATGGCTTAAACGTTATGAAAATATACGCCGTGTCTTCTGGCCTATTTCCACACAGAACACTTTAACGGCCTTAACCGCCGTTCTTTCCTAAAGGAGTCCCTTGGACAATCTAACACCCACAACCGAGTTAGAAGCTATTAATACTATGCTTGATTGCATAGGAGAATCTCCAGTGTCCTCATTGGATGGTACAGGTTTAGCTGATGTAGCTTCTGCAAAGCGTATCCTTCGTGAGACCTCTCGTGAGGTTCAGAATCGTGGATGGGACTTTAACTCGGAAAAGAATTACCCATTACCTCTAAGTGTGGATGGCTTCATTTACACACCTACAAATACACTTCGCATTGACACCACAAAAGAGTTTCAGGATGTGGATGTAGTACACCGAGGTTCACGCCTCTATGATCGCGGTAATCGTACCTATGTCTTCACTAAGACTATCAAGGTGGATTTACTTCTAGGCTTGCCCTTTGAAGAGTTACCTGAAGCTGCGCGACATTACATCACTATCCGGTCTGCTCGTAAGTTCGTTGATCGTGATATGCCTTCTGAAGCGGGACACGTCTATACACAGAAAGATGAAGACCTAGCCTTAGTGACACTCAAGGAAGCTGAAGGGGATACTGGCGATTACAATATGTTTAACGGTAGTAATTCCGTAGCTCGTATCTTGGAGCGTTAATGTCATTGATAAGTAGAATCATCCCTAACTTATTCAATGGCGTATCACAACAACCAGCAACACTTCGCACTACCTCTCAGGCCGAGCTGGTGGAGAATGCTTATCCCTCTATAGCCGTTGGCCTAGGGAAGCGACCACCTACAGAACATGTAGCTAAAATCTCCGATGCGGTACTGAGTAATGCCTTTGTCACTACACTTAATCGTGATGCAACTGAGCGCTATTCCTTGGTGATTACCGATGGTGTTATCAAAGTGTTTGACCTGTTTACAGGTACCGAGAAGACGATTAATCCTTCTTTTAGTATGGACTACCTCACTGGCATCAATGCTGCTGAAGACGTGTCTGTAGTGACTGTGGCTGATTACAGCTTCGTCATTAACAAGAAGAAGACCGTTAAGATGACTCAGGAGCTTTTCGGTAAGACATACGCAGGACAGACAATAACTTCCCTGACTAAGTATCCTTCAGTAACCCTTGATAACTTCGACTTTGAAGGTTCACAGGTGTTTTCAGTAACGTGGGAGTACATTGCAGGGACGAACGGTAACATTCAATTCCTAGCACCACTTAATGCGCCGGGCTTTGGGGTAGGTTCTAAAGTACGTTTAACGGCTGCTGGTACTGTTTATGATTCGAGGGTTAATACCTTATTGAATCGTGACTTCATCGTTACCTACATGCTTGATGATGCCTCAGGGTTAAGTGCCAAGATTGTTAAAGTGGTTTCACCTACCTTCTTTGGTAATGGGTCACAAACCTCAATCTCTATGGCTAACTTCTCGACACTGGCTACATATAGTGCGAAGGTAGTAACTAGCGCGGTTCACGGACTTACCGCTAGCAGCTTTGTACGTATCGAAGCTGCCACTCCAGAAGGATACAATGCGTCATCCGTAGTCTCTGCAATTCCGACAACCACATCCTTTGAGTATAACGCAGCAGTGCATGGCGCTTTAGACGTAGGCTCTGGCTCGATGCGGTATGTCGTGATTCAAGGATTTAAAGGCTCCAAGCAGAAGTTCTCCGACCTACCTACTTCAGGTCAAATTGAAGGGGACATGTGGAAGATCGCCGGAGACCCTTCACAGCAACGCTCAAGGTACTACGTTATGTGGGACTCTATTAACACGGTGTGGGTTGAATGCGCTGACCCAACTGTGAGTGTAGCCTTTGACCCTACTACCATGCCTCATAAGCTGGTACGGGAAGCGGACGGTACCTTTACCTTCACTGAAGTAGAGTGGGACAAGAGGTTAGTAGGGGATAATAAATCAATCCCTATCCCTTCCTTCGTTGATCGCACAATATCCGATACAGTCTTCTATCGTAATCGCTTAGGGTTCCTCTCAGATGAATCCTTAATCCTGTCACGCTCTGGGACTTACTTCAACTTTTGGGGTGAGACTGCTACAGCCGTGCTGGATTCTGACCCGATTGATATTACTGCTGCACACACTAAGGTCTCAATCCTAAATTGGGCAGTGGGCTTTAATAAGGCTCTCCTGCTGTATTCAGATTTAACACAGTTCCAGTTAGCTTCAGGTGATGTACTAACGCCTAAGACTGCAAAGCTAGAAACGGTGTCTGAGTTTGAGTCTTCAAATAAGGCTAGGCCTGTCCCTGCTGGTCAAAATGTATTCTTTACATTAGACAAGGGTACCTTCTCAATCATGCGGGAATACTATGTAGACGTGGATTCCTATACTAATGACGCTGCTGATGTAACGGCACACGTTCCTAAGTATCTCCCCGGAGGCATCTACAAGTTAGCCGCTAGTTCCAGTGAGGACATTCTGTTAGCTCTTTCCATGAAGGAGCGCAATGTAATCTATGTCTATAAATACTACTGGGGTGCAACTGAGAAGCTGCAATCAGCGTGGGTAAAGTGGACGTTCCCTGAAGGGGATACTATCCTGAATCTTGACCTGATTACTTCCACACTAAGTCTGACTATTCAGCGCAGTGATGGGGTGTATCTGGAAAAGGTAAATCTCCAACAAGGGGAGACAGTAGAAGCTGTAGGTCATCCAGTATATTTAGATCGCCGTGTAGAGCTTACAGGGACGTTTAACGCATCAACTAAACGTACCACATGGGCGCTTCCATACAGTGAGCCTGAAGCTCTTTCTGTAGTGTTAGCAGAGGGCTTTGATAATGCTGGTGCCTTGATTCCTTCAACACAACCTACCGCCACTACCGTAGAAGCCAATGGCGACCACACCTCAGGGAAAGTCTTGATCGGTAGGCCTTACACGAAACGCTATAGATTCTCAGAGCAATACCTTAAAGATTCCAATAATGCTGCTGTCCTAATGGGACGCTTGCAGATGCGAAGCATGAAGGTTAGCTACAGCAACTCAGGATACTTCCGAGCGGAGGTAACACCTAAGGCTCGTGAGAAGAATACCTATAGCTGGACAGGTAAGCGTATCGGCAACGTAGGCTTTATCTTAGGCCAAACCAATATTGAAGACGGCGAGTTTACATTCCCCATTAAAGCTAGATCATCGGAAGTCACGATTGATTTAGTCAATGACTCGCACCTACCTTCTTTCTTTAACTCAGCAGAATGGGCTGCAACATTTACTTCTAATACATCAAGGAGAACAGCATCTATGTAATCCGTGCCGCTGAGGTTTCTGATAGTGAAGCCTTAGCTAAAACTATGAGGCCTATTGATAGGCTTGAAGTCTCAGTGGAATGGGGCGATAGAGTCCTTGAAGGAGTACGTAAGGCAATACTACGCTCGACATTGTGTTGGGCTGTAGAGAACGAGAGGGGGGAGCTACTTACAGTGTTTGGGGTAGCCCCTCTCCCTCAAGACGGTGTGGGTAGTCCTTGGCTCCTAGCTACTACGCACTTTAAGGGTTACAGCAAGGAACTCCTTAGGAACTCCCGTAGGTATATCAACCTCATGAATCGGGCGTATCCCTTCCTTTATAACCGCGCACATCCAGACAACAAGGCTACCTTACGGTGGCTCCAATGGTGCGGCTTTGAACTTGAACCACAAATGGTTCCTGTAGGTATAAGCCAGACACTATTCCAACCCTTCACTAGGAAATTTTAATGTGTGACCCCGCCTCCGCAATGCTGGCTTTGAGTATTGGTACGACTGCGCTTTCTTTTATAGACCAAGCTAATCAAGCCGATGCTGCTACTGACAGTATTAAAGACAGTTACGAACTACAAGCCAAACAAGTACAAGAGCAGCAGAAACAGATCAATGCTAATGCTCAAGATGATATGTCCCAAAGAGCAAGAGAAGCAACCATTGAACGTGGGCGACTTAAAGCCATTCAAGGTGAATCAGGCTTAATAGGAAACACTGCCGACCGAATCATGAATGAGAGCTACTTCAATGAAGAATCAGACATAGCTTCTATCGAGTCTAACCGTGTCAATTCAATCAAACAATCAAGTCTGGAAGCACAAGGCCTAACAGCTAGGACGCAATCAGAACTCAATTCAATCAAGAGGCCTTCGGCTTTAAGTGCTGGCCTTCAAATTGGTACAGCAGTTGCGGGCTACAAACAAGCCACAGCTAAACCTAAGACACCCTAAGGAGCCGTAATACATGGTGCGTAAAGTACAGAACAGCTTAGAGGGAAACCGCGAGCTAGCAACAACATCCAATCCGGTTTCCACTAGGGTTGTAGCACGTCCAGTAGACACTTCAGTTACACCCGGCGATACCGAGCTTACACGTCTACTAGGTGCCTTATCTACTATCCGACCTTCATTGAATCAGTACCTAGCTAAAGAGGGTGACAATGAAGAGGTTGCAGGTAAGAATGACGCTCAGTTAGGGCGAGAGGCAGCTTCAGATAGTGCGCGATACCAACATGGGTATATGGGCATTAAGGGTAGTAATGATGCTGTACGGGACGTTGACGAGTTTAAGGTTCACCTAGAGTCTAACTTCAATCCTGACAATGACGACTTCGATACGGTAGCCCGTGAGTGGGTTACTAAGAAGTCTGGAGGCCTAACCGATAAGGGATACCTAGAGGGTTACGCTCCGATCATGAATGATGCCATTACCAAGATGAAGGTACAGGTAGCCGACCAGAAAGTAGCACTCGTTAAGGATGCTACTAATGCTCAAGCTATGCAGTTTCTTCAAACAGGTATGGAGGCCTTCGCTAATCGTGGTGAGCCTGTCCCTGAGACGTGGTTAGAGAACACTAAGAAATACTTTGGTGAGTCCTTTAAGACTTCGGGTACTGAGTTCAATGAGCTTCAGTTCTCTGCTGCTAAGAAAATTGGCGATGGGGGTAACTTCTCTATCTACGAGCAGTTCAAGCGTGACCGTCCTGATGGTACACCCGGCATGTACTACATTCCTAAATGGAAAGAACGTATCGACGCTGCTGAAGTGGCCTCTAAGCAACACTTTGTGACACTCTCTACCCAAGCTGAAGTAGCCGCAAAGAAAGACCGTGAGAAGCGTCAAGATTCAACCTTGGCTGACACCTTCACTGAAGCCTTAACGGGTGACTATGGTTCGGCTATGGCTAAGTTCAAAACTACCATTAAGGATAATCCTGGGCTTTTCTCTGCAAGTGATGTTTCAGAGTGGACAGGTAAGTTCTCAAGCCTCGCTAAAGCCTCCAATGCTGAAGAAACTGACTCACAGAAAACCTACGCTACAACACTCCTAGCTGGAATCTATGAAGGCAAGGTCGGTATCAAAGGTGTACTAGCAGCGGCTACAAGTGAGCAGGTGTCATACACTCAATCACGACAGCTTCTCGATAGTGTTAATACCTATCAAAGCCAGATGCGAGCCTTAGCTGCTCAGTCTGATAAAGGCGAACGTGCTATCTACAAGAGTCCTGAATATACCTCAGGTAAGGAATACCTCAATGGTGTCCTAAAGAGCCAAGCAACTATGACCGACCCCTTAGGTGAGGGTACGGCTCAAGACCGTCAGCAACGAGCAGAGGCAGTCCTTGAGTTCACTACTAGAGCAGCCAGCTTGGAACCTAAGGATGTACCTAAGTTACGTGATGAGATCGCTGACAGATACCTTAAGCGTAAGACCGATAGGACTAAAGAACCTATCAAACAATTCGATGGACGTATTCGATACGACACTCCAGCCCTAGCAGCGCAAGCGTACAGGGAAGGTAAGTTAACTATCGACCAACTCCGTACACACAACGACTATTTTAAACTAAAGGCACAACCTAAATAATGGATGATTCGATTGTAAGTGACCTGCAAGGGTCTCGTGAAGAGCGTCATAAGCCTGAGGCCGATGCAATCCTGCAAGAGCTTGATGCTATGTCCGCTCAACAGGAAGCACCCCAAGCCTCACCTACAGCGCGTCCTAGTGCTGCACCTCAAGTAGCTCCTACAGAACAGCCTCAAGGTACAACCTTAGGTGAAGCCGCAATGGATACCGGAAGGGCGCTATTGGGCGCTCCCCGTGATGCTATTCAGTCCGGTATTGATATGTACTATGACGGTGTTAACTATGCTTCAGAGAAGTTCTTTGACTACCGCTTCAATACACCCCAGTTACCTGAGGTTGGTGCACAAACAACTACAGGTGGCGCTATTGCACGTCCTTTGCTTCAGTTCTTTGTACCATTCAGTCTAGCCCTTAAAGCACTTAAGCCTATCAAAGGTGTGAGTGAACTATCTAAGGCAGCTACCGCTGGTGCAGTTACAGACTTCTCAGCCTTTGACCCACACGAGAAGCGACTATCTAACCTTGTGCTGGATATGACTGATGGCAACCCATTACTGGGTAAGGGCGTATTCCAATACTTAGCCGCTAGTCCAGACGATAGTAATGCTGAAGGACGCTTTAAGAATATGCTTGAAGGTCTTGGTGCTGGTGCTGCTGTAGATGGAGCCTTGAAACTCTTTAAGGGAGCTAGAGGTTACTTCCAAGCTAAAGGCCAGAACCCCGCTGAAGCTATCGAAACGATAGGCCGAGGTGCTACACCTGAGGGCGCACCTGTAGAGCAATCCATTGGTGAACAGATTGATGAGATTCATGGTGTCAAACCTGAAGAGGGTAAGGATGTAGTCAAGGTAGGCGGTGAACGTAGTGCTGCCGATATGGATGCAGAAGACGCTATCGCTGCTGAAATGCAAGCTAAGGCTGATGCTGAAGATGCGCTACCTCCGTCCGCTGTAGTCCAGCCTGAAGAAGCACCTAATGTAACTATCGAAGGTGATGCTGAGACTATTGACTCACTAGCAGAAGCCTTCCCGGATGCAGCTAGGGTTGAACAGCCTCAAGCTGAAGTTGCTGCTCTCGATATTAAAGACCCTGAGACAACGATCAAGACGTATGACCCAGTGGCCGATAAATTATCACGTCCTGAGTTTGCCTCCATTGCTCCGATCACACGTAAGGCTTCACCTAAGATTAGCCAAGCCAAAGTTACTGAGATCATGGATGCAGCAGGTAACGGGTCACTGAAGGATATTGCTGACAAGGTTGAGACTTCAGACTTTAACTTCGCTCACATTGATAACGATGAGGACATTACCTCGTTGATTGATGCCACTAGCAAAGTGTTTGAGAAAGAGATTAGCCAAGCCACAGGTGGCACACAGAGCTTCGCTGCTATTAAAGAGTTAGCTGAGACCTTAGGTACAAGCACCAGCTCCCTTAAGGAACTCTATGGAGACACTTCTAACTTGGCAGCGCGTGTAACAGCTAACCGTGTGCTACTTGCAGCTTCCGCTAAGAAGACCTCAGAGTTAGCTAGAGATGCTAGTACAGGTGATGCAATGTCACTGCTGGCCTTCCGTAAACAAGTCATGCTGCATAGCTCTATTCAATCGCAGATGAAGGGCGTACAGACTGAAGTAGCTCGTGCCTTGGGTGCTATGCGTATTCAAGCTAAGTCTTCAGACCTAGTAATCAATGAGGTGGATGACTTGCTGAGTTCCTTAGGTGGTCGTCAAGTGAACCTAGACTTCGCTAAGAAGCTAGCTACTACAACTGACCCTGCTAAGATTGCTGCTATGGCTCGTAAAGGGGCTATGGCTCGTACCCAAAATGCTGTATTTGAAATGTGGGTTAACGGTATCCTATCCGCGCCAACAACACACGTAGTGAACGCTGTAGGTAACTCCTTAGTCAGCTTAATGTCTGTAGCCGAACGTGGCACAACTGCGGCTATTGGTAAGGTATTCCGAGGTGGCGCTGATGATCGTGTGGCCTTGGGTGAAGTTCAAGCCCAGTTGTTCGGCATGGTCGAAGGATTGAAGGATGTATTTAGTATTACTGGCGAAGGTCTTAAGGCCATGCGTCAAGCCACAGGTGAAGCTGTAACAGGCAACCTAGCTGGTGCTAAGGATATCCTCAAGACCAATGAAGGTGAGTTTGGTAACGTATATCAAGCCTTCGTTCACGATACCCCAATCCTAGATAACGCATTGTTTGGCACTAAGGAGTTCGATTTACAGACTCCTGCTATATCTGCTGATGGTTTAGGTATTGATGTTAAGAGCTGGACAGGCACCTTAGCTGATGTACTAGGTACACTTATCCGTACACCGGGACGTGTCCTTACTTCTACCGATGAAGTATTTAAAGCTATCCATTACCGGGGTGAGCTGAAGGCTCAAGCCTATCGTCTAGCCAAAGGTGAAGGCCTAGAGGGTCAAGAGTTCATTGATCGCGTAGGTAACTTAGTGAGTGAGCGTGAAATGCCTATCAATGGTGATGTACTCTCAGGCATGGCTATGGATGCAGCCCGTAAAGGTACCTTCACTAACTCCTTAGGTGATGGCGGTAAGACAGTCCAAAGGCTTGTAAGCAATGTGCCGGGCGCTCGATATGTTCTCCCATTCATCCGCACTCCAGCCAACATTATGAATTACACATGGGAACGTACCCCTATGCTGAATATCTTGAATAGCCAGATGCGTGAAGACTTCATGGCTGGTGGTGTCCGTAGAGATACTGCTATGGCTAAGACAACTATTGGTGGTGCCCTGTACGCAATGGCAGCTCAGTTGTCCGCTGAAGGAGCTATTACAGGTGGCGGTGAGTCTAACAAGACAGCCGAACAACTTAACGGTTGGAAGCCATACTCGTTGAAGGTAGGGGACACATACTATGCTTTCAATAAGCTAGACCCTATCGGCATGATCTTCGGGCTGGCTGCTGACTTCTCTGATATGTCCGGGAATATCTCCAAGGGCGATACTGACAAGTTAGCTGGTGCCTTGATTATGGCTGTCTCTAATAACCTCTTATCTAAATCGTACCTAAGTTCAGTCTCAGATATTTTCACAGCAATTAGTGAGGATAAACGAACTGGAGAAGGTAAAGCTGTAGGCCGTTACTTGAACAAACTAACAGCTTCCTTCGTGCCGTTCTCTTCTCTAAATCGAGCTATACGCCGAGAGGACGACCCTACAGTACGTGAGGTATGGGACTTAATGGATAACGTTAAGAATGGTATACCGGGACTGAGCAAGACACTCTCGCCGCACCGTAACGTCTTTGGAGACCCAGTGCAGTACACCGGAGGTTTAGGGTTAGATATTGCCTCTCCTATCTACACCAGCAAGGAAAGCGATAACCCTGCGGCTAATGAGATTGCACGTCTGAATATCGACCTTCAGTTACCCGCTAAGACAATCTCCAGTGGGAAGGGCGCACCTCCTATCGACTTGACACATGAGCAGTATGATCGCTTCGTAGAGTTGGCAGGTAATGGCTCCAAGATTTTCCAAGGTAAAGGCTTCAAGGACTTCCTGACAGAGTACGTACAGTCAGAGCATTATCAGAATCAGACAGACGACCCTGACGATTACACCGGAGGTAAGCGCCTTGAGATTCAATCCTTGTACTCAGCAGCTAAGAGGGCAGCACTCTATCAAATGCTTGAAGAGAACCCTGAGCTTAATAAGCGGTACATCCAAAACCTAGAGAACACAGGTAACGCCCTTAAGGGTAGACCGATAGTTCCTATTCTGATTGAGCAATAAGCTCATATCTCTAGTCCCCTGAGGGTAACACCTTGGGGGCTTCTTTATTTTCACTAAAGGAAACATGGCTTACTCAAGAGTCTCATACCTTGGGGATGGCGTTAATAAGCTATTCTCAGTAACCTTCCCTTATATCGACCCTTCCCATGTAACAGCCCTAGTCGGTGGCGTGTCAGTACCTTTTACATGGATTAGTCCTTCTCAGATTCAGATCACTACAGCTCCCGGTGTTGCAGCCGCAATTGTCTTGCAGCGTAACTCCGTACCAGCAGGTAGGTTAGTAGACTTTCAGGATGACTCGATGGCAACTGAGGCCTTGTTCAATCTAAACTCAGATCAATTACTATTCGTAGCTCAAGAAGCTATTGATAGTAAGCTCGATGATGCCGTAGTAGCTTTGATTCAAGGCTATAGTGACGCAGCAGTATCCGCAGCAGCGACAGCATCCCTCAAAGCTACTCAAGCTACAGCCGCCGTGGCAGCTATTACCTTGCCTATCCCTTTAACTTCAGGCGGCACTGGCGCAACAACCGCAGCCGCAGCACGGACAGCCTTAGGTTTAGGTTCTGGTGCTACTAGGGCTGTAGGTGTTGCAGTTGGTAATGTAATAGAAGTGCTTACAGGAACTAAGTTACCTGTACTTGATGGTACAAACCTGACAGGTTTCCGACAAATCCTCCAAGACTCAACTGTAAGTGTGAACACAGTCCTGACAGGTACCGCCTTGATTCCTAGTGATGATACGATTCCTCAGAACACGGAGGGCTTCCAGCTTTTGACAGGAGCTATAACACCTACTGCAATAGGTAATAAGATTGTAGTGGAGGTGAATGTATCCCTTTCAAGTTCGGTGGCTAATCCCTTGGCGGTGGCTTTATTCCGTGATGCAGGGGTGGATGCAGTGGCAGTTGCTTCTTCAACTGGAGGTGTTAGTTCGATTGTAAATCCTTGTACTCGTTATGAGTTTACCGCCACAGCTACTTCAGTTATTAACTTCTATATCCGAGTAGGTGGAAGTGCTGCCGGAACTACAACTGTGAATGGTGGTACAGCTCTTCGTAGATATGGAGGGGCTTTAAGTTCTTTCATGCGTATGTATGAGGTCAAGGGATGACCCTAAACCATTTAATGGAAGCATTGCTGAGTCTTGTACCGAGTGCTTCCCTGTCCGTGTGGCCTGAAGAGCCTCCGTTCGAGGCCTCAGAAGACACTTCAGTAACACGTCATGATCGCTTCGGCTTCATCGTGTGTTGGGCTAATACCAACACTTCCCCTTGCCCTTCAGAAGAAGAGCTTTCAGCAGTAACAATCCCTTAGGAGAATCATGTTAGACAGCACCACCAAGGAACTAGGCTTACTCGCAGGAGTAGGAGCCTTAGTAGGCCTTGGTCAACTCCTTGTATCTAAGGAACCACTTACATTTCGCGTCATAGTGGGACGTGCAATCTGCTCTGGTGGCATAGGTTTAGCTGCTGCCTCAGCGGTAGTGTTTATTCCGGGACTCAGCTTAGGTGCCTCCATTGGTATTGCGTGTGTCCTAGCAAGCCTCGGCACCAGCGGTCTTGAGAAAGTAGTGCAGCGCATCACAGGAGGCGGTTAATGGCTAGTAACTCAAAGCTAACCCGAATCTTTAATGCACTTGCGGACACACTCGGAGATATTGTTGCTGAAGGTGTCCCCCTGCAAGACCCTGAAACTGGAAAGATCACAGTTCAACCAGCAGCCGCAGCTTACTTAGCTGTAGCTCGGCAATTCCTTAAGGATAACAACTATGAGGCTGACGCGGATAAACACCCCGGCCTGAAGAAGTTGGCTCAAACACTTCCTTTTGCTGGTGAAGAAGAACTTGCCCTAGCAGGTAAGGAACAATACACGCATTAACTAAGGATGCCCTATACAAAGATATAGGCTCACCTTAAATAATCACTCCTAGACCCCTTTGCGCGAAGCACTGGGGTCTTTTTTCGTTGTAAAGGATTAGAAATAGCAATCATAGAAGACATTGACCCCGTTAAAGCGGACTTTAGAAACTTCTTGTACCTCGTTTGGAAACACTTAAACCTTCCTGACCCAACACCAATTCAATATGACATTGCACATTATCTCCAACACGCACCTAAGCGCTGTGTTATTGAGGCTTTCCGAGGTGTTGGCAAATCTTGGATTACTTCAGCCTTCGTATGCTGGCTCTTGCTCCGTGACCCACAGACTAAAATACTTGTGGTGTCAGCTTCAAAGGGGCGTTCGGATGACTTCAGTTCATTCACTAAGCGTCTTATCGCTGATATGCCTGAGCTACAGCACCTTATCCCTAAGGACGGACAGCGTGACTCAATGGTCGCCTTCGATGTGGCACCAGCTCTTAACTCTCACGCACCTTCAGTTAAATCCTTAGGTATCACAGGGCAGCTTACAGGGTCACGAGCTGACGTAATCATTGCCGATGACATTGAAGTAGCCAATAACTCCTTAACTCAGATGCTCCGCGATAAGCTGAGTCAGTCTATTAAAGAGTTTGATGCCTTACTTACGACTAAACCTGAAGCTCGAATCATCTATCTAGGTACGCCTCAGACTGAAATGTCGGTCTATAACTCACTCCCTGAGCGTGGCTATGAGGTACGTATCTGGACAGCTAGGTTCCCAAATCCTAGCCAGATTGAAAAGTACATGGGAAGGGTAGCACCTTACATTACTGACGCTTTAGATAGAGACCCTGCACTAGCAGGTAAGACTTCAGACCCTAAGCGATTCACTGACATTGACTTAATGGAACGTGAGGCCTCTTACGGTCGTTCCGGCTTTGCCCTTCAGTTCATGATGGACACCAGCTTAAGTGATGCTGATAGGTATCCTCTGAAGTTAATCGACCTATTAATCTTTGACATTGATCGTGACGTAGCCCCAGTTAAACTTACATGGGCTGGCTCTCCTGAGTACACCATTCCGACACTTCCAAGTGTTGGCTTCATTGGCGACCGATACCAGCGCCCAATGTTTAGCTCCAAGGAGTTTACTGACTTCCAAGGTTCGGTAATGTCTATCGACCCTTCAGGCCGGGGAGCCGATGAGACAGGGTATGCAGTAGTGAAGATGCTTAACGGTATGCTGTATTGTCCTGTAGCTAGTGGCTTCAAAGGGGGATATGACGATGAAACACTCAAGTCCCTTGCACTCGTAGCTAAGAACCAGAAGGTTAACCTCATCATCATTGAGTCTAACTTCGGTGATGGTATGTTCACTAAGCTATTCACACCTTGGTTAGCTAAAGTGGGCTATACGTGTACGACCATAGAAGAACGTTCGGTAGGGCAGAAGGAGAGGCGTATCATTGATACTCTGGAGCCTGTATTGAATCAGCATAGGCTGGTGGTTAGTGAGAACGTAGCCAAGGAAGACCTTAAGACTGAAGACCCTAGGTATCAGCTTATGTTTCAGCTCACACGTATCACTAAGGACAGAGGCTCTCTTGTCAAAGATGACAGACTCGATGCTCTAGCTATCGCTGTGAAGTATTGGGTCGAGCAGATGGATAAGGATACCTCCACCAGCTTAGATGAGTACAAGACTCGAATGCTTGAAGAAGAGCTTGAGAGATTCGCAGACACCGTGTTCGGTCATTCAGATCATTCCCTCACATGGGCTAATGCTTAACACCTAAGGTAACACTTAGAGTCACACCCAAAGTAACACCATAAGATACACCCTAGGCTCGCGCTAAGGCCTCTACGACTGATTATTTATAGTCAGCTAGAGGTTTGCCTAGGGTGTATCTTTTTTTTCATTCCTTAGTGTTGGGACACTTAAGGTATTCCCCAATGTACTCATGGAGTTATTACACTATAGGGGGATAAACACCCACTGTAGGAGTATGTATATATCTTATAGTGTATAACTATAAGTGTTACCTATAGTGTTACTTAAGGTGTAACACTAAGTGTATGCTTAGATCACACTACAGATACTTATAGTGTGACTGTACCTCTCCTTAGTCTTTGCTTGAATTATTAATTAGCAACCTGATAAGAAGTAAGTCCTGATATTAGTATCACCTATAGGCTTAGAATCTACAGCACACACTTTAGTATCCCCATTGTGAGTGTTAGTGATAACGATTAGGCCATTACTGTAGGTAGACTGATAGCTAGCTTGAGGGCTGAACACCCATAGTGCTAGTATGATCGCTATAGTTGAACCGAGAATAGCTTGAGGTGTTGTCATTAGTTGTTCCCCTAGTTGTTAATGGGAAATATTTTACAGTAAAAATGTGAAACCCTATACGACCGTTGCGGCGCGGAATAAACCCCCCTCTGCCCCTCACCGTTTTGACCCCTTGGCACAGGCATTCCGTCTCACTTTGGTCTCACTTACGTCACACTAGATGCATAAGCCCATGATTTAAAAGGCCTCGCACTGGATAAAGTGTCCAGTTAGTAGGGCATAAGGTAACACTAATCACTATATCTTGTGGTTTACCTTGAGTGTTACCACTATATATTGTGCTTTATTGTTCTATATCCCATTATATCTATTTTTTTTCTTATCTATATATAGTATGCACACCTAATGTCACACTATCACCAACACCACCAGCCATCACCTCTAGCGCAATCTGTACCTCAATCACCATAGACAACACGGTCAGCCAGCTATTGATTGCCTGTATTGTTGCTTAAATGACACACCAAGTATTCTCTAAGTAATAATTAACTTGTGCATTAACTATTCTTTATGTAATACTTGAATCTCAGTAACACGAAACGACCTTAAAGGGTCTTTTTATCGGTTCTTACTATTACTTAGGGAATACTTAAATGACTACACAGACAGTTAAACACCTACAAGCCCAATGCGGAACGTTCGCTATTGCTAAACACTTAAAGAGCCAAGGCTATCCGCTGTATATGGCTATCCACTTACTAGCTAAGAAAGGTTAATCATGTCATTCATATTTATTATTAAACCCAATGTACCAACGCTGCCCGATGTTATCGGCGTAAAGCTAGGGGAGAAAGGCTACTGGGATTTCACAGGGTATGAGCCTGACGTGTTGCCTGAGGATGTAGCAGATAGTGCTTACTGTGGTTCTTTGTTTGGATGGGACGTCCCTGCCGCTCGCGTTGCAAAGAAGTATGCCGAGGCTAACCAATGAGCAAGAGACCTAACCAAATTAACCGTGAGGCAACTGACGGCGCTTTTATCGGGATGGTGCTGTTTATTATTGTCCCTCTCATTTTGATGTACTTAGCAATAACTTATTAAGGATTCTACGATCATGAGCAACACATATAACGGCTGGACTAACCGCGAAACATGGCTAATAAACGTATGGTTTGCCCCTGAATCGAAGGCTGACGTTCAAAACGCTAGAGAGCAAATCGAATCAGATATTGAAGGCATCCCTCAGTATCTTCAGGACTTCGTCAACGATAGTGCAATCAACTGGGATGAACTTGAAGCTCATTTTGAGGATGATGCTGAAGAGTCTGAGGAAGAAGAAGCGGAGCCGGATTAGTTCGCCTAAATGTATTCCCTAAGGAATAGTTCAGGGTGGCAATTTAAGCCTCTCACCAGCAACACGAGGGGCTTATGTGGCAATCCTGCCAAGTTGAAAGAGAGGTACGAAATGACGGAAAACAGACCTTCCTTGTACACACAGGCAAACAGTCTTTGTAACGAGATTGACGGCTTGATGGTTGATGCTTCCAAAGCCCTTGCGGGGTATCCATGCCGGAGAGAGTTTGAAGGCTTAGGAAAACTTCAGGAGGCCTTTACAGCAGCTTCAAGAGCTAGGGGCTTACTACTAGAGGCTGAAAAGGTGCTTAACAGTTCCACACTTCTTAAGGGGGTACCGGAATGATTAAAGCCATTGACCTGCGATTCTTTTCTCATTGCTTTAACGAGCAGGGAGAGCAGGAGATTGTGGAGGTTACTGAAGCCCAGTTTCTAGCACTTAAGGAGACACCTAACGCTTCAATCTCATACGCAAGGCACTCAGTACACACCAACGGAGTGCGACAAGTTTGTTTAACAGTGGACGTGGAAGACTGCCCACATTTAGAGGATTTAGAAAGGTTCAAATCATGAGATTCAAATTCGAAGTGACAACACCTAATGGGACGCTTAAAGGCTATCGTTTCGCGGACTCCTTAAGCCAAGTATCGGGCTGGCTCTGGAAGTTACGCCCTAACGCAATCTGTGTGCATGTGAAGAAGGTGACAGCATGAGCCAACGATACAGAGTAAGCCAGTACGCCTATGTGACTGTATACGTTGACGCTGACAGCCCTGAAGAGGCTTGCAGATTGATAGCTGACAGATACATCGAGCTAAAGGCGACTTGCTCAGGTGAAGAGCTGGAAGCGGATTTAAGCGACTGCATGGGCTTTGATGTAGATGAGGCTGACAACCCTAACAGCGAATCAGACACCTTGTACGAAGGAAAGGACTTCTAGCCGTGAAACACCTATTCGTAATGGTTCAAATCCCATCAACAAAGGCGTGGAGGTACGTTAAAGATTCACCTGAAGGCATACGCGAAGGTATCTATTGCATCAACGGCCTTCAAGGGGCTGAAGCACTGGAAAGATGCCGAGCTTTATACCCAATGCTTACTTTTGAATTGCGGTAATTGAGTCCTTCACTCGATACGCCTTAAGCAAACACTTAGGGCTTATCAGGGGAATGTCTCCCACGATCACCGGAAAGGATATTTATGGTTGATTTAGACGGACAAGCAATCCCTGTGTCTGTACCCAAGAAGTTAGCAGCGCTGGTTGCCTATTGGGACGATGAAAGGGGAATAGGTAACAGCCTGATAGTTACCACTAAAGAGGGGTTCGCTTTTGACCCCAATGAGAAAGAGCATGTAAGAGGTTTCGACACAGTTAAGGAAGCTATAACAGACCTTCACGATGTTGTGCCATGCACATGTGCCGAATGTTTAAAACCACAAGGGAGTAACACATGAACGAATCACTACTAAACGAATTGGCCTCTGAGGGTGCTGATGAATTAATCGAAGCTATCAAAGAGGGTACAACCAATGTTTGCCTCGGCTGAAGTGACTGAGGTAAGGCACCTAAAGAAACACGATGTGGTTATGCATCAAGGGCTACGAAAGACTGTGGAAACAGTTATGCATCCTGAAGATTCACCCATCGTGCGCCTGTACTTCAAGGAGCCGCAATACAAATACTTTGAGGCAGAGGCATCAACCCGAATAGTTACGGTGCCTAAGGAGCTTCCAGCGCCTAAGAAGCGGTACCCATCCATCATGCAATCTAACGTATAAAGGGCACCACATGAAACTAACTGTTATAGCTTTAGCCTTGATACTATCCGCTTGTGTCTCCACACCTAACTACGAGTGTGCAGCATGGGAGGCGCACGAGGAAACACAAACAATCCAGATAGGCTCAGGGGCTAACTACAATCGGGTGGATTTTCCGAAGGTAGAAGGTAAGCACTGCGTTAAATGGTCAAAGATTGGCAAGTAACACCAAGATAGTAAAGTAACAGGGGGAGTTAGTGTAGCGATTTTACACTGGGACAAAGTGAGTGATGGGGAGTCCCGAAGGGTTATGAATTGCGATAGAATCAATACCTCAGGGTATTTAATAATTTAAAGCATAATAAAAGGGACTTCATTATGAATACAAAGTTATTGCGTATCGTCATCGACTCACTAGAGGCACTTAAGGATGAAACAGGACGTGAAGACCTTAGGTTGCCTTTAGTTCTCACCTTGCTACACGTAGCGGATAGAAAAGAAGTGTCACACCAAGAACTGAGCAAGTTAACACGGGTATCTCAATCAGCGACAGCTAAGAATCTGATGACGCTAGGAGAGGGTACACCAGCTAAGGGATTGGAAGGTTTTGGGCTAGTAGATTCATTTGAAGACCCATTAGAGCGCCGGAGAAAGCTGGCAAGATTAACAACCAAAGGAAAGGAGGTAATGAAGGCAATAGAAACTAAAGCCGGAAGGTTCATCAACGCTTAAACATAGGAGGTATTTATGTTAGTTTTGAGAGAAGGTTTTTGGTACATAGACCTAACTCACCCAGTAACAAGTAAGCGGGTTCGGAAGTCCACCAAGACGACCGATAAGAAACAGGCCGAAGCTCTACACGCTAAGATTCAAAACGATATGTTTATGAGTCAGTGGGAAGGGGATAAGCCTAAAGAGTGTGAACTGACGCTACAGGAGGCTTACGATAAGGCCGTTAAACAACGCTGGAGCAGGAGCGGTACCCCTGACACAGTGCAGTATAACTTCAACCGACTTGTAAGGTTTCTGGATAGAGCTACGTTGATAAGGGATGTCACCAGCCCTTTGATATGGGAAGTAATCGGAGAGTTAAGGGATGACAGTTACCCTGATTCCACGATCAATCGAAGTCTAGCCGTACTCAGTACAATCCTAAAGATGGCAAGGGATGATTGGGAAGTGTTAGGCAAGATACCCAAGGTTCCTAAACTAGACGAAGGTTCGGGAAGGCTCAGGTGGCTCCAAGAAGGGGAAGAAGAGGTAATCACTGATTGGTTCAGAGCTAAAGGTGACAACGATATGGGCGACCTAATCGAAGTACTGTTAGATACTGGGTGCAGAGTTAGTGAAGTGTTAGAGCTTCGGAACAATGATGTTCTACTCGATGACCGTATGCTGGTGCTAAGAAAGACCAAGAAAGGGTCATGGGATACACAGCCTTTAACAAATCGTGCATTGCAGATATTCGCAAGACGCACTAAAATGTTTGACTTGCCCTTCGGAGGACTAACAAGACACGCAGCAATCCATAGGTTTCACACTATGAAGAAACACTGCGGGTTTGAAAGCGACAAGGAACTAATCCTACACACGATGAGACACACTACAGCGTCCCGTCTAGTGATGAAGGGTACAGACCTCAAGCGAGTCCAAGAGTTTATGCGTCACGCGGACATTAACACTACGTTAAGATATGCGAAACTCTCTACCAAAGAGAAGCTGAAAACAGCCGAAGTATTAGAAATAGTAGTGTGA